CCCAGCTGGCGAAGTCTTCGGCTGTGGCGTGGAGATCGATCATGGGGAGTGCCCTTCGGTTGATTTAATTATAACATATCAGAGCCAATCAGGAAAGATCAGCTATGACAGGAATCAGCAGAATGCCTCGTCCTCCATTTCAGCCCAGCACTCCAGCCAGGCTTCGGGATCTACATCATGCTCGGCCCTGATGGCGGCGAAGATGGCTTGCTGAGCCTCGGTCATGTCGGCGGCTTCGCCTTCGCAGCCGACGCCGACCAGTTCATCGAGGACCCAGTCCACGACCACCATTGCGTTGGCGTCGTGGTTGAGGGCTTGAGCGAAGAGAGCGGTGGTGTTGATCATGGTGGGAAAGCGGTGGTGGGGAATCTCTCCCCTGTCCTTGTATTATAACAGATCAGAATAGATCACGCAATATCAAGCATGTTCACTTAACAAAGCGTCACATGGATCTAAATGGCAAGGCATCTGCGGCATTCCTGCTTGCTGATCCAGGCTTCCCCAACGATCGGGCATTTAGGTGTTGGCAACTGCTTGACCCAGACTTCGCCTGCCTTCGTTTGGCCTTGATCCTCGATCACCAGGGCTTTCATTACATCACCTGGGAAGACACCAGGTATGTGGGGCATATCCACCCAGACTTTCATTCCTGGAATTAATTCTTGTCCGTTGAGGCTTTCCATGCTCGATTCCATATGGATGTGGTGTGGGGATGGCCCCAGATCAAACGATCCGGAGGCCATCTGGATTGATGCTGACTTGGATCAGCCGCCCACGGTGCCAGTAGGCTTCAGCTTTCCAGCCTTCGCCAGCATCCCAGCATGCGGTGAGCTTGCGATCAGCCTGGAGAGCTGCCATGGCTTCTTTGTAGGAGCTGAACTGCATGATCAAAATCGGCTCTGGCCGACTGGATGGGGATCATCTCCCCTGTCTTCTGATTATAACATATCAGAAGCAATCACCACAATCATGTCAGCAAAGCGTACTGATCACGGCCTTCGGGTGTGATTTCCAGCATCTTGTGGCTAGCAACTGCACCTGGCGTGGTGCACACCAGTCCAGCTTTCTTCAGATTGGTCAGCCTGGGCGAATTCTGGGGAGAGATCTTTGGAATGTCATGGCCCAAGCGAGCAGCCTGGACGAGGCTGGCATCGCCTGTGGCAGTCATCACCTGTTCGCAGATGGTGAGGAAGAAAGCCTGGGTAGCATCATTCAGCTTGTCCCAGCTGGTAGTGGGCTGGATAGAGCCTGTGACTGGACGTGCTTTTTCGTTGACCGCATGGGCCACGATGGCACAGGCTGCGTCATAACTGATCCGCTTGCAGTCAACATCGCAGTAGATGTAGCCAGTGGGGTTGATCTTGACGCCGTAGCCACCAGCCAGGGTGCCGTCTTGCTTGGCAAGCTTGATCCAGCGGTCCATCAGGGCAATTGCTTTTTCGAGTGCAGTCATTGGTTTTGTGTGTGATCTAAAGCAATTATAACATATCAGATGCAATCACGCAATTCAAGGGAATCGAGGGGCACAACCATCTCACAGAGACCAGCCTGGCGGACATACTCCAAATCTTTGGGCTTCAAACCAGCCGCAGCCAGAGTCTCTTCTATGCTTTGTCCTTCGACTGCTGCTTCCCTAAACAGTTTGAGCTTGCGGCGGGCACCTGTGCTCACCCTGATGATTCGAGCTTGGGCATCTACTGCCCGAGATAGCGCCTGGCGGATCCACCAAGTGAAATAGGTGCTGGCGGCATAGCCACATTCGGGATCATATTTCTCTGCCGCTCGGCACAGACCGATTGTGCCTTCCTGCAATAGATCCTCGAATGTGAGGGCAGTGCCCTGGATGCGTCTGGTGTAGCTTTTGGCTATGCGAGTTACCAAGCGCATGTTGGCCAGCACGAATCTCTCTCTGGCTTTCTTTCCGCTGCGTTCCACGGCTTTTGGGCATTCGCCCTCCCAGGTGAGCCACTTCTGGATTCGCCGTCCCAGGTAGATTTCTTCTTCCTTTGACAGGAGCATGTAGCGTCCTGAAATGGCAAGATATTCGGTGGTCATTCATGAATACAGAAAGCATGCCTTAGACTGTAACACATACTGATGCCTTATAACGCGCTCATGGTGGGCATCTTGGCTGGCGCTCGTCAGGGCCACATTCTGCAGCAGTTCGATAGAGTATCTGACGGCATCGATGTGGTGGACGTGCTCCAACGCATCCGAGATGATCTGCACCCTGGCCAACTTGCATTTGTCGACGACCAGGACACCAGCATCCTTGGCGTGTCTGCCGGATATGGTGCAGGCAAGACGCGAGCACTCTGTGCCAAGGCTGTGCATCTGGCCATGGCCAATCAGGGATTCATCGGCGTGGTGATGGAGCCCACGGGTCCATTGATCCGCGACATCTGGCAGTCAGATTTCGATGACTTCTTGGAGACATATGACATTCCATACACATTCCGAGCATCACCGTTGCCTGAGTACACGTTGCATCTTCCAGGCGGCGATACCAAGATCCTTTGCCGCAGCTTTGAGAATTGGCAGCGCATCATCGGGATCAACGGTGCCTGGGTTCTTGCTGACGAGATAGACACAGTTAATCCAGCCATCGCCAATAAGGCATTCCCCAAGATCCTTGGTCGCTTGCGTTCTGGCAATGTGCGGCAATTCGCGGCAGCATCGACGCCTGAGGGATTCCGTTGGATGTGGCAGACCTTCGCCAGCGATGATGGCAAAGGACGTGAAGACCGGCGGCTAATCCGCATGCGGACGCAGGACAATCCGCACCTGCCACCCGACTTCATTGAACGGATGCAGGCCAACTATGACCCCCAGCTGCTTAAGGCATATCTGGACGGCGAATTCGTCAATCTGACCACAGGTCAGGTCTATGACCGCTTTGACCGTGTCAAGCATGTGACCACACAGGTGCCGGATATCAGCCGCGAGCCTTTGCGGATCGGCGTGGACTTTAACGTGGGCAACATGTCCGCTGTCATTGCCATTCGCGCTGGCAAGAGCCTTTATGTGGTAGATGAAGTCAGTGGTGCCCACGACACCGATGCATTGGCCCAGAAGATCAAGGCGCACTACCCAGATCACAAGATCTACATCTACCCAGACGCCAGTGGCGGTAACCGCAGCACCAATGCAACACAAACCGATATCGCCATCCTGGAGTCCTATGGCATGTCCAACCAGTCACCGAAGGCGAATCCTCCCGTTCGCGATCGGGTGGCTGCTGTTCAGGCTCTGCTGGAGAATGGGAAAGGGGAAGTGCGCCTCAAGATCGCCGCATCCTGCGTCAAGATGATCGAAGGCTTGGAGCTGCAGAGCTATACGGAGAAAGGCGATCCAGATAAAGATGCTGGTTATGACCACATGAACGACGCGCTGGGATATCTGATCTGGCGCGAATTCAACCCCTTACATGCCGGAGCTGGTCGCGGCACGGGCATTAGATTGTATTAATAGAGCGGCGCAGCATTGTGTACACGGGGTTTAACAGCTATGACATGCAGCTGACCCGCAAGGTTGCGGAGGTCAACGATCCTAATAGCGCCTGGGCCAATATGGAGCCGCACTGGATCCTGATTGAGGATCTAATGGGCGGCACCTATGAGATGCGCCGGAAGCATCGCCGTTACCTGCCACAGGAACCACGCGAGGAAGACGAGTCATATGACAACCGGCTAGCACGTAGCATGTGCCCGCCGTACTACCAGCGCCTGGAGCGGATGCTGGCTGGCATGTTGACCCGCAAACCGGTACGCCTTGAAGAGGTGTCCGATATGGTGCGGGAGCAGCTTTTTGATGTAGACCTGCAAGGCAACGACCTCAACATTTGGACCTATGAACTTGGACGCAAAATGGTTCGTTATGGCCATGCTGGCGTCCTCGTTGATGCTCCTGCTGCTGGTGAAAATGGACGACCATACTGGGTGACCTACACGCCACGGGACATCCTTGGCTGGCGCACTGAGTTGAGTGAGGGTGCTCAGAAGTTAACCCAGCTGCGGTTGATGGAGCGCATTGTGGTTCCTGATGGTGAATATGGCGAGAAGCAGGTGGAGCAGATCCGGGTGTTGACGCCTGGCGCATTCGAGCTGCATCAGCGTGATGAGAAGTCCAGCTGGAGAGTCGTCGATGAAGGCACCACCAGTCTTAGTGAGATCCCGTTCAGCGTGGCCTATGCCAACCGCGTCGGCATGTTTGAATCACGCCCGCCGATGGAAGACATCGCTGGGCTGAACCTTAAGACGTACCAGATCCAGTCCGACCTGGACAACATGCTGCACATCAGCGGCGTTCCGATGCTGGCGTTCTACGGCTTCCCCACATCTGCTGAGGAAGTCAGCGCTGGCCCCGGTGAAGCAATCGCATTCCCTGCTGATGGCCGCGCCGAGTACATCGAACCTGCTGGCAAGAGCTACGACTCCCAGTTCAAACGGCTAGAACAACTTGCTGGTCAGATCAACGAACTTGGCCTGTCTGCTGTCCTAGGCCAGAAGCTATCGGCTGAAACTGCCGAGGCCAAGCGCATCGACCGCAGCCAGGGTGACAGCACCATGATGGTGATCGCCCAACAGGTGCAGGACACGATCGATAACTGCCTGCGGTTCCATGCCGAATACCTGAACATTCCGCAAGTGGGCAACAGCTATGTCAACCGCGACTTTGTTGGTGCGCGTCTTGAGCCAGCCGATCAGCTTGCCTTACTTCAGACTTATACCGCTGGTGTCATCAGCCAGAAGACGCTGCTGGAGCAACTGGCCAATGGCGACGTGCTTGGCGATGACTTCGAGGTTGAGGAAGAGTTGATGGCCACGCAAAACGGCGGCCTGATCGAGATGACTGGTGGTCAGCAAATGCAACAAGACCAAACGCAGCAGGAGGAACAGCAACTACCGGACCAGCAAATGATCCCTGAAGATCTCAGCACGCAATGACCTACAGCGGCGGCGTCACCCAGCGGCTGCTTGACATCGATCAGTTCAAGCGGCGGATAAACCGCAATGATCCTGTTGCGAACATTTATCGTAATGCCATTGACCTGAACCGCTACAGCAACGCGGTGGCCAATCAGGTGGTGACGGCATACAACGACGTGATCCTCAGTGCGGTGGATGATCTGCGCCGGATTGACATGGGTGTAGCTACGGCAGGTGGTGGCATCGTGTCGCCTGCCAGCTACCAGGCACAGCGCCTGCGGGTGATACTGGCCCAACTGCGGGAATCGCTCGACACCTGGGCTGGATCCAGCACTGCCTTGGTATCTGGTGAGTTGCAAGGTTTAGCCGAGCTGCAAACACAATTCGTCACCGAGCAAATGCGGCTTGCCATCCGTGGTGGCGTGGCCGATGCGCGTGAGTTGCTGCCATCACAGGTGGATGCGTTGCAGATGGTGCGCACGGTGCAGGTGGCGCCCAACTTCGCGGCCACCGTGGTCAGCGTCGATCCCACGGCAATCAACTTCACGCTTCCTGGCACCGGCGCCTTCAACCTCACAGCTGGTCAAGGTGCAGCCATCACGCTGCCCAATGGGCAGATCGTTGAAAAAGCATTCCGTGGCTTGGCTGAGTCTCAAGCGCAGATGTTCAACACGGTGGTGCGGAACGGCATCCTCACCGGTGAACCAACAGCACAGATTGCCAGGCGCTTGGTAGGCAACCTCGATTTTGGACAGCAGGCCATGTCAGTCCGGCAACGTGCTCTAGCTGGCGGTGAGGTGACCAAGATGGCCAACAATCAAGTGATGACCATCGTGCGCACCAGCATTCAAGACGTCAGCAACCAAGCCAGTCAGCAGGTCTACCGCGCCAACTCGGACATCACCAGCAAATATCGATATCTCGCCACCCTCGACGGTCGCACCTCAGCCATCTGTAGGTCGCTTGATGGCCAGGAGTTCAAGTACGGCGAAGGCCCGACACCGCCAGTTCATTTCAACTGCCGCAGCACCACCATTCCGATCATCGACTACAAGGCACTTGGCATCCCACCGCCGGACTGGGGCACTGGTTCCAGCAGGCGTGCATCAGCGGATGGT